ACATTAATAAACGAAGCTATGGCTGGGCCAATGAAGATTAGGGAACACCTATTCAATGCTGGTAGTAGGCAGCAGATTGCCGAGAGGCTAGCCATACTTGGTGTGAAGTTTAACAAGCACACAGAGAAGGGCAATGTCATTGTGGACGAGACAGTGCTGCAAGGCATAGATCTGCCCGAAGCTAAGCTTGTTGCTGAGTATCTGATGTTGCAGAAACGCACAGCACAGATCAGTAGCTGGATGGAGTTTGTTCAAGACGATGGCAGGGTGCATGGACGCATCATCACCAATGGTGCTGTGACGGGCCGCTGTACCCACAGTAGTCCCAACATGGGACAAGTGCCAGCAGTCAATCCTGACACGCCCTATGGCGCTGAATGCAGAGAGATGTGGACGGTGGAGCAGGGCAATGTGCAGGTGGGTGTAGACCTTAGTGGCATTGAGCTACGCTGCCTAGCCCACTACATGCAGGATGAGCGGTGGCAAGAGGAGTTGTTGAAGGGTGATGTGCATTGGATGAACTGCCAAGCTTTTGGACTAGTGCCGAAGGGTACAGTGAAGGATGACAGCAACCCTGAACACAAGAAGTTTAGGAACCAAACTAAAACCATGACCTATGCCATGTTGTACGGTGCGGGTGCAGCCAAGATTGGAGCAACTGCTGGGGTATCACAGACAAAAGGTAAGAAACTTCTTGATAACTTCTTAGACAATACCCCATCACTGAGGAAACTCAAGGAGAAAGTAGCTAGGATATCAGCAGACGGCAGACTGCCCGCACTGGATGGTAGGAAAGTATGGGTTAGGAATGCACACGCTGCATTAAACACCCTGCTGCAATCTGCTGGTGCTATTGTGGCTAAGCAATGGCTGGTGGAGTGTGATGAAGCCTTGAAACTGCATGGAATAAACGCAAAGCTCATTGCCTTTGTCCACGATGAAACCCAATGGGAAGTTGCTAAAGAAGATGCAGAGAAAGCAATGAAGATTATTGAATACTCTGCTACTCAGGCTGGGCTTGTGCTAAAATTCAGATGTCCCGTTGCTGCCGAAGGAAAGCTCGGCAACAACTGGCGTGATTGCCACTGACGATACAAGTGGATTTTTATTTTTCATAAAGGAAATAGTATGGCAGATTTATCAAAGCGAGTTAAGATTAAAGCCGATGTGTTCTGGTGTCAGCATACCAAAGTGAATGATATGTCAGGTAAGTATCAGCTTAACCTGTGCAATCTGAGCGATGCTGCTGTCGATGCTTTGGAAGCAATGGGTATCAGTGTTCAAACTGGTGAAGATAAGAAGGCTGAGCAAGGTCGGTATATCACTTGCAAGAGTCAGTCGCCCATCAAGGTGTTTGACGCAGACGGTGATCTGATTGAAGAAGCCATTGGCAATGGAAGCAAAGCTAAGGCTTTGGTTGGTGCGTATGAGTGGTCTTATAAAAACAAGAAGGGCATCAGCCCATCCTTGGGTAAGATTGTGATTACAGGTCTTGTTGAGTTTGGCGCTGAGTCTGCTCTTGATGATGAAGATATTTTGTAAAGGAAAACTGGAATGAACATCACACTAAATTTGCACATCGATACCGTTAACGCTGCTCTTACAGGGCTGGGAGAGTTGCCTTACAAGGCCGTTGCTCCTCACATCAATGAGATTCAACGACAGGCTATCCCTCAAGTTGAAGCAGCACAGGCAGCACAAGCGGCACAAGCTGCGGAAGCTTCTACCCAAATGGAACTTCCCTTGGAAGATCTTGATCAGTAACAACAATGCAAAGCAAGGTGATAGCGTTAGTTGACTCTGACATTATTGCCTATCGCATAGCATTCGCTTGTAAGGATGACGATGGGAAGACAGCTAAGAGATCTCTTAACAGTTATCTCACCGACATCCTACTGATTGGCGTTGATAATACATACAGTGGTTGTTATGCCGATGAATGGAAACTCTACCTAACAGGTAAGAATAATTTCAGACTAGACATAGCAACCACTGCTGTGTATAAAGGTAATAGGACAGCGCCTAAACCACAACACTTACCAATATTGAGAAAACATTTGGTGGATGATTGGGGTGCAATTATTATTGACGGTCAAGAAGCTGATGATGCTATAGCAATAGAAGCAACTAAGTTGCAAAGTAATTTTGTCATTGCTTCTGTCGATAAAGATTTAGATCAGATAGCTGGCTGGCACTATAATTTTGTAAAGAAGGTAGGATATAACATAACTCCTGAAGAGGGTATGTATAGATTCTACAAACAGATATTAACAGGGGATTCCGCTGATAATATTATAGGCATAAGAGGGGTTGGCCCTGTCACTGCTGATAAACTCCTATCAGAAGCAACAGATGAAATGGAAATGTATTCTATTTGTCTAGAGCAATATGAGGGGAACGAGGAAAGAGTTATTGAAAATGCCAGACTTCTCTGGCTTAGAAGATATGAGGATGAACTATGGCAACCACCAATGAAGGACACAGTATGAAAAGGAATCCCAAGAATGATCTACAGCCCAATGATGTTGCGATTATCTTGCGCCCTCATGTGGGAGAAGATGGGCAATGGGATCAGACATTTGAAGTTATTATTAGTGGCTTTGGCCCTGTCAGCATTTCTAAGGAAGCAATGGACGATATGATTGGCATGGCAGTATTGCTGGCCTCTGTTGTTCCCCTCATGGAAAGTGATGAAGAAATTGCATCAGAAATCCAAGACCATTGCAGCAAGTTCTATGCACACAATGCAATTGATGTTGACTACGATGTCAACCACAACAGCTTTGCTGACCTAGACAAAGACCTCCGCTCTTTTGATATCAATACGCCCACTGTAGGAGGGGTGCAATGATTTCTGTAGGCGAGATATTGAAGCAGCGAGGGGATCGCTACGGTGAATATATCAATGTAGCAACTACCAGCCAAGAGATAAAGCGTATCATAGCTAATGGAGCCAATGTCACTGGGGGTGACGATGATATGTGTGAAAGCTTGGACATGATTGCTAATAAGATTGCCCGTATTGTTAACGGTGATCCTTATTACAAAGATAGCTGGCAAGATATTGCTGGGTATGCCCAACTAATTGTCAACAAGCTTGACAGGATGGGACTATAGATACCGATGGCCTCTAAGAAGCAAACCATCAAACCCCGTAATGGTGGTGAGTGGACAGAGGCTAGGTATCGAAGCTTCGTAACATCAGCCCTGAGGTCTGCCTCGCGTAGGTGGCCCCCAAAGTATGCAGCACTAAGGGATGCTCTGTTAGGAAGAAAAGAGAATAAGAAGACAGGTAAGTTGGCACAGCATTACAAATGCGCTGCATGCACTGGAGAGTTTGTAGCTAACGATGTACAGGTAGATCATATCCATCCTGTAGTGGATCCAGTTATCGGGTTTGTTAGTTGGGATAAGTACATTGAGAACATGTACTGTGAAGTGGTAGGCTTTCAGATATTATGTCTGGATTGCCATAAGGCAAAGACTCTTAGTGAGAAACTTAAAAGGAAATTAAAATGAACATTACTTGTACACACCTTGAAGAACTGGAAGACGGTGGCGCTATCGTTAGCTTGGAGATGGATGATGAATCCAAAGTGGAGTTGATTAACATGGGCTTCATTGCCATGTTGCAGAACTACATTGCCCAGCAGCATGCTGTTGAAGAAGCAGTCGAAGAAGAAGGGCTGTTCGATTGGGACGAAGAGGAAGAAGAAGAAGAAGAAGCTGAGGCTGATCCCTATGCTGCTGTCATTGCAGAATTGAAAACCTGCTATGAGTATTACGCACTGGAAGTGGATGATGAAGAAGGAAAGACTGCTGAGCTTGCACACGCAGCATCACAGTTGCTCACTCTCTACATGGGTGAAGAGGCAGCTTCTGATTATTTCTGGAGCGTTAATGCTAGTGTTTGGAACGATTGGGCTGACTAAGACTAGTCCCTGATGTGGAAACCCCTGTCGCTAAAATGGCAGGGGTTTTCAGTTATGATAGTGGGGTGAGCGGTAAACTCTAGTATAACTGCTTTCCCTATGGGAGCATTGGCTCCCTTTTTTATCTTTCAACACAGGAGAATTATGAACGACATCCAAACCCCTTGGTCATCTGTTGGCTACCTCACATACAAGCGTACCTATTCACGCCGCCTTAACGAGACGGATATCAATAGCCCAACAGAAGAATTCACTGACACCATTAAGCGTGTGGTGAATGCAACCAATGACCAACTAGGTTGTAACTTCACAGCAGAAGAACAAGCACGACTCACTAAACATTTCCTTGAACTCAAGGGCAGTGTTGCTGGTCGATTCTTGTGGCAGCTTGGAACCAACACAGTGGATAAGCTGGGACTTGCCAGCCTACAGAATTGTGCTTTCACTGTGGTGGATAAGCCTGTTGAGCCTTTCACTTGGGCTATGGATTTGTTGATGCTTGGCAGTGGTGTTGGCTACAACATTCAGAAGAAGAATGTGGACAAGCTACCCGCTGTTAATGAGAATTTCAAAGCTCCCACTAGAGTGGATAGTTCTGGCGCTCAATTTATTGTTCCTGACAGCCGTGAAGGATGGGTTGCCCTGCTTGGTAAGACATTGAAGGCAGCATTCCTAGCCCACAGCAGCGGTAATCAGACATTCACCTACAGCACACAGCTTATCCGCAGCAAGGGCGCACCCATCAAGGGCTTTGGAGGCACTGCCAGCGGGCCTGAGGACTTGGTGTGGGGGATAGGGAAGATCAGCGACATCCTAGCCCGCCGTGCAGGGCGTAAGCTGCGTCCCCTTGACTGCTTAGACATCATGAATATCATTGGTGCTGTGGTGGTGGCAGGTAATGTACGCCGCTCTGCACAGATTGCTATTGGCGATCCCGATGATGTTGAATTCTTGTTGGCTAAGCGTTGGGACATGGGTAACATTCCCTCATGGAGAGCAATGTCAAACAACAGCGTTGTCTGTAATGACATTGAAGACCTACATGAATTCTTTTGGGATGGCTACGAAGGTAAGGGAGAACCCTATGGTTTAATTAACTTACGTTTGTCGC